GGAGTATACTAAATCCAATTAATAAAAATTTAAAGTACATTTAATTTATAAAATAATAAATATTGCATATTATATATACATAATGTATATATATATTTATTTTTTAAATATCCCTATTATTGTCATTCCAATTAAAATTACATTATTCTTGTTCTTGTCGTTGCCATCTTTGTCTTTATCCTTATCCTTCATTGGTATAATATAGTCAAAATTATTTTGGTCAGAAAGCATTTTGGAATTATTTTCTTTTTCTTTTTTTAAACAAAATTTATTTTCTATAAATGGTTTATATAAATCACCACTACCAGTTGTACATCCTGTACAAATAACTACCTTATTTTTAATACTTACTTTATTCTTTAATTCATCAGAACCAATATTGCTTCTACATTCATTTTCATAATAAATATCATCCCCTAAAATTGGTACTAATATTTTGCCTTCTTGACCATGACATCCAATAATTAAATAATCATAGTCAAATTCAAATTTTTGGCCTAATATATCAAAATAATCTTGTGGGCGCCCAATATTAAATATTGTAACTATATATCCAAAATTTTCTAATACGTCTCTAATTGCATAATTTTCTGTACTGGTTGATTCACCATTTAAAATTAAAACTTTTTTCATTTTCTCTACCTCTTTCATTTTAAAAACAACATCTCAAAGTTTTTTCTACAAATTTATTTTCATTATTATTAGTGATTAAATCCTTATTGCCCATAATATATATTCATCTTTTACCAAAAGTTTTCTTTATAACTCCATTACCTTCATTTATTTTATTTTTTAGCAAAAATCGCAATCAAGATGTAAAAAGTATTTAATAGTTTTTCCTTTATTTATAAGGATTCGCTATGAGTTTTCTTTATATCCCCATATACCAGTTAATTCCGACTTTAGTTAATTTTTCATTATTATTGCTTTTATCCATAAAAAACATCCTCTCTATGTATAATTCTCTAATTTAACAGCATTTTTCTGAATTTTCATCCGTGGTTAACCAAAAACAACCGTAATTCTAAGCAAAATCTACACTTTTGGTTATATTTTTTTAGAATAGTATATTGAATATTCTTCAAATCCTAATTTTTTATATAAATTGACAGCAGGAATATTATTTTCAAATGCATTTAACTTTAAATATTTTGCATTTTTTTGTTGAGCAATTTTAGTGAATTCTTCTATAAGACTCTGACCAACTTTTTTTCTTCGATATTTATCTATTACATATAAATGATCAAGATAAGATACTTTTTCTTTATAGTAGATACTTTCTATAATATAACCATCAATTACTCAGCATATAACACCATCATTTTCAGCAATTAAACAAATTGTACTGCGTTTATTAAGCCTTTTCATAACTTCTTTACGATCTTCTTCTAAAATTTTTTTTGATGGAACCAAATTACTATCAAATTTATCTTCTGAATCATCAAGTGCAAGATACAATTTAAAAACATTTTCAAAGTCACTTCTTTTATATTTTCTAATTATCATAATCCATCTCCTATTCAATTATAATATATAACTAATTAATTTTTTTACAATTTTTTTTCTTGTTTCATTTTTAGTCTTCGTTAACTTAAGTCGTAACTACCTCAAATTCTATCAAATTTTAGTGATTTTTTGCCCTAAAAATGCAAAAAGAAAATTAAATAAAGTCCTTTTAAATAAATAATTTTTTGTGGGTTTAACATAAGTCGGAACTTACCAGTTAATTCCGACCTTAGTTAACTTTTCATTGTTATTACTTTTCTCCATAAAAAAACATCCTTCCTATGTTTTAATTACTTAATTTGCTTTTATAATTTCTGCGTTTTCACTCGGAGATATTATATCACATTTATTACGATTTATAAAGTCAAGTGCCTCAAAATATTTATCATTACATTTAAAAATTATTTTTACATTTCTTTCCTTATCAATTTCTATATCTTCAATTAACTCATCAATAAGTAATCTATCCAATGTTTTAATTTCTTTTAGTTTTTTAATTTCTTCAATCCAACTTTCATTGTTTTCAGATTCAAAGGATATTTTTTCAAGTCTTTCTTCTAACTTTTCTTTTTCTTTTTTTAACTTACTTATATTTCCACTGTATTCTTCAGAATATTCCCAATATTCTTCTTCTGTTATAAAATTTTCTTTTAAATCGTTCTTAACTTCATTTCTTAATTTAATATATTTATCAATCTTTTCATTCACATTAGCAATTTTAGATTTAATAATATCTATATCATAACTTATTTCTTTTTGATTTATAATCTCATTTATTTTTTCATCAATATCTCTAACATTATTTCTAAAACTATTTAATAAATCTATAACTATTTTTTCTAATTTTTCTTTTTGAAATGAATTAGATATACAGTTTTTTTCTTTTAAATATGTTTTGCAATAATAATATATATGATATTTTGACTTTCTTATAATTAAACTATTACCACACTCACTACATCTTAAATGTCCTGCAAATATATCATAATCATTTTTTGCAGTTACTCTAATATTTCTTTCATATAATAATTCTTGTACTTTTTGAAACTCATCTTTAGTAATTATTGCTTTATGATGATTAGGTACTACTATCCAATTATCATTATTAACTCTTTTATTTTTATGAATTTTATGGCTAACTTTTTTTCTTACACCTTGTATTAAATCTCCAGTATAAGTACTATTTTTTAGAATTTCGTCAATTTTTTTAGTATTCCATTTTTTAGTTGTTTCTTTTATAACACATTTCGCAGTTCCATTTTCTAATTTATGCATTCTAGGTGTTAAAACTCCTAATGAATTTAATTCGTTTGCAACATCTTTTTTACTTTTACCAGACAAAATCATAGTAAATATTTTCTTTATTACCTTTGCGGCGTCTTTATCAATTACAAATTTGTATTTATCTTTTGGGTCTCTTAAATAACCATAAGGAGCAAATGAGCCAATAAATTGTCCATTTGCTTTTTTATTATCTAATACACTTCTAACTTTATTAGAAATATCTCTTGCATACTCATCATTCATTAAGTTTTTAAACGGAACGATAACATTACTTACTGATTTGGGGTCTTTATAACTATCTACATTATCATTGATAGCAATAAATCTTACATTATATAAAGGAAATACTTTTTCAATATAGTTTCCTACTTCAATATAATTTCTTCCAAGTCTTGATAAATCTTTTACAATAATACAATCTATTTTCTTATCTTTAATATCATTTATCATTTTTTGAAAGTTAGGTCTATCAAAAGTAGTACCAGAGTATCCATCATCAGTATAAAATTCAACTATCTTTAAATCATCAAATCTTTTAGCATATTGTTTTATTATACTTTTTTGATTACTAATACTATTTGATTCTGCTTTATCTCCATCATCAGATGAAAGTCTTAAATAAGCAGCAACATTCCACTTTTTCACATTATCTCCTCCGTTTCATTTTTAATTTCATTTAATACTCTTTCATATTCATCTTGATATTTAAATCTTATTGTTATATCTCCACCTTCGTGAACATATATACAATCTATTAAATCTTCTATAACTTCTCTTGATAAAGACTTAACCTTTTTATTTCTTCTAAAATGTTCTATCCAATATTCTTCTTCCTTTATATCTTTTAAACTTGCTTCTATTTTAGAATTATAAATTTTTATTTCATTGCTATAATTATCAATTCTTTGTTCATAATCCTTTGAATAATTAAGAAACTCATCTTTTGTTATCTTATTTAATTTCCAATCTTCATAAGAACATTTTTTTAGTCTTTTAAGTTTTTCTATTTCGTTATTTAATTTTGAAATCATATTTTCATATTCAGTTTTTTTATCAATAGAATTATTATCTTTTATTTTTTTAATTGCTTTTTCTATATTAAGAACAGATTTTATTTGCATTATTATGCTTTCAATTACCATAGAGTCTAAATCACTTGTTCTAATTTTATGAGGTGTACATTTACCCGAAGTAGTCTTATAATTTCTGCAATAGTAGTTAGAACAAATATGTCCATCTCTTGTATCTTCCATCTTGCACATACTTCTACCACAATCAGCACATTTAATTTTATACTTATATATTGTTAATTTTTCTGGCTTTTTCTTCTTACAACTTCTTTCTTTAATTATTTCTTGAACTCTGTTAAAATCTTCATCACTAATTATTCGTTCGTGAGTTCCCTTGACTACAACCCATTCACTTTTAGGTCTATAAATTTGCCTATGATCCTTATAACTTACAGAGCCTGTTCTATTCCATACTAAATTACCTATATATATTTCGCTTGTAACCATTTTCCCAATAGTTGATGTACTCCAATGATAAACAATTTCCACTTCTTCGGCATTCATACTCAATTTATATTTTTTTCTTCTTTGTACTTCTTTTCTGCATAAAATACCATTATCATTTAGAAATTTTGCAATTTTAATATGCCCATATCCATCAACTGCCATTTTAAAAATTTTTCTTACAACAGGTGCTTCTTCTTCATCAATAATTAATTGATGTATATTTTCTGGATTCTTTTTATATCCATAGGGACAAGTACCTCCTACCCATTCTCCGTTTAATGATTTAGTCATAAGAACACTTCTAACTTTATTAGAAATATCTCTTGCATACTCATCATTCATTAAATTCTTAAATGGTACAATAACATTATTTATTGATTTAGGGTCTTTATAACTATCTACATTATCGTTAATAGCAATAAATCTTACATTATATAAAGGAAATATTTGCTCTATATAATTTCCTACTTCAATATAATTTCTTCCAAATCTTGATAAATCCTTAACAATAATAGTATTTATTACACCATTAACCATTGCATTAAACATTCTTTTAAATTCTGGTCTATTAAAAGTAGTGCCAGAATATCCGTCATCGGCATAATAATCAACTATCTCAATATTTTCTTCATTTTTTAGAAAGAACTCTATTATTTCTCTTTGGTTTCCTATACTATCTGATTCAGCATTATCTCCATCTTCTGATGATAATCTACAATAGACACCTACTTTCCATATATTTTTTTCAGTTTGTAATTTTTTCTTTTTACGAGGCATTATACAACACCTCCATTTTTTCTTTCTTCTTCTAATAATTCTTGTTGCTTTTCAATAAGAAACATTCTAAATCTAAAATTAAATAATTCTTCATCAGTTAATGGACTTTCTGCAATACTTATAACTATCAATTGTTTCTTTAAAATTAGTTCTGTTATTTTATGATAAAAAAATATAGGCTGTCGTGTTAATCTATCCATATTAGAAACAACAATTACATTAATTTTTCCATTTCTAATATCTCTTATCATCTTTTTATATGCAGGTCTATTTTCCGTTCTTCCAGAATATCCATTATCTGCATATATTTTTTTGATTTCAGGATATTTCCTATATTTACAATAAGAAATATTTAATTCTTTTTGCCTTTCTATTGCCTCATCATCTTTTTGTGCTACTCTTAAATAAAGTCCAATTTTATAATCTTTTATATCCATAACTATCTCTCCTTTCAAATTACAACTCAATTTTATAAGGAAGATAATTTTATTTCATCTGTGCGATTTTTATAATCGCAGAATTGATTTATTGATATACATTTTTTAAAGTTTTTGTAAGTGAATCTTCTGCTATAAGATTAGTATTAGCAAACTCTATCTTTACTTTTTTTCCGTTACATTTAAACATATATGGATTTTTAGAACTCTTAATAAAATCTATTATTTTTTCTTTACTATCAGTTTTCTTGCTAAAAGTAATTTTGCTTATATCTTCTAAATCATCTAATTCAACATCATTAAAAGATATATCTCTACATCTTAACAATTTTTGTTTTAACTCATC